CTAATACGTCATTTACAGTAATAGTAGCTGTATCAGATGCAGCAGCTGCAGCTGAAGTACAGTTGGTATATTTAGTGTGTAATCTTCCTTGCTCTGCCCATTTGATAAGGTCAGAGTTAGAAGGCATTTCAGCTCCTACTAAACGTAAGAACGAAGCTACGGTACGATTTCCGTACCGCTCAAACTCCTTTTCGTATGTATCAGGTAAATACTGATTTAAGAAATCAAAGTTTGTAATGTAATTGGTAGCCAATGCAACTTGTTCTGCGCTTGGCTGTAAAGCAAACCCGGGGGTTGCTTGAACACTTCCTGCCATTTTTTAAAATTTATTTTTTATTAATACTTCTAATTTTTAAGCTTCTACCCGAATCAGGGTTTACAGACTTAACTTGAAATCCTCCCTTATTAGTTACTTCAGGTGCTCTGCGCTCAGTCATATTTATATTTTTAGTCTTACGCATCACATCTTCCGTAGCACTTGATTTACCTTGCTCATAAAAGAACTTGGCAAACTTGTCAGGATTCATCGCAATTGCTAAAGCTCTATGGTAACCAGCAGCATCTTTAATTAACCCTTTGTCATCAAGATACTTATTAATAAAGTTCATTGGTGTTTCTTGGGTTTTCTTAATTGTCTGTGCATCACCAGGCGCAAAAGTTACTGTCTTGTCGTCAAGTATGAAATTAAAACCTTTAAAATCATCAGTAAAAACTTTATCGGTTTCTTTAATAAACCAATTTCGTTTTGCTTCTGCTTCCTCTTGTTGAGTCTTAACAGATTCTAAATATTGCCTATAAGCTTGTATTTCTTCTTGAGCTTGAGGATTAGCAGCCGAACTCGACTCAAGGGGCTGCTTGTATAATTCTTTTTGCTCGGTAAAGAATTTTTTTGCTTTGGCAATAACTTTTTTCTTTGCTAGTTTAGCTTTTTTAATTACCGCTTCGTCATCCAGTTCTTCATCAAAAGAATATTCTTCCATTAAAGAATCAATATCTTCTGCATCTAAACCTTCGCCTTCAGTAATTGTCAAATACTCTCTTAGCAAAGCATCAGGATTCATTGAATCAAAGTCCCTTTGTAATTTTACATAGTCTTCAATTCCTCTTCCTGTTTCCTTTTTATACTTAAAATAGGACGCTACATCTTCAGGAAGCTCATCAGCTTCTTCTCTTGCAGCATTTAATTCTTCTAAAGAATTAATTTCCCTACCGTATCTTTTTCCAATATATGAAAGAACTTGTTCTTCAGAAAGTTCAGATTCAATCCCTGCTTCTTCCTTAGTGTCTTCTACAACAGTGTCCTCTACGACACTCTCTTGAATTGTTTCTGATTTTTGTGGTTCAGTATCAGAAAACTTTTCTTCATGCTTGTCAAGAAGCTCTTGTTCGACTTCTTGAATAGATTTTTCTTTTGCAGATTCAACTGCTCTTACTTTTAATTCCATTAGATATAATTTAAGTTACAAAATTAATTAAAAAAATAACGCTCATTTTTAGCATTACCTTGGCTCAAATTCAGCCAAATCAAAGCCATCTAGGCTATCTTCATTAGATTCAAAATTCTGAGGTGGTAAATTGTTTTTACGTTGAGAAATTAATTTACTCTGCTCAGTATTTTGCTGACTAATTCTTTTACTTTTTGCTTCCTCTCTAGAGTCTTCTCTAAAAGCTAAAGTTTGCTCTCTCATTCCGTGCAATTGCAAGTTGTAATTAAACTCTTGCTGCATTAGTTGAGATTTAAGAGCGGCTTCAGCTTTATTCTTTTCAATCTCAAAAGCTATTTCGGCTTGCTTGATTTTCATCTTAGACTGAGTCTCAAGCTCAATTTTCTGCAGTGCAGTCTGAGCCGCCATCTCTTGAGATTTTAGTTGTTGTTGAGCTACCATAGCTTGTTGCTGCATTGCCATACGCTCATCTCTCTCTTGCTTAGCTAACCGCTTAACTTTTAATAATTGGTTTGCTAGTTTAAGATTTTTAATTTCACGAATATCAATAGCATCTTCAAGATTAATATCTCCTTTAGATAAAGCCATCTGAATGTTCTGCTCAAGCATTGCTTTTTGCTCTTCATCCGGAGAAAGCTCTATAAAAATTCCAAAGTCATAAATATATAAGTCGGATATCTCTCCTAAAATACTTACGTTATACTTTCCTATCTTATTAATAAAGTCCTCTTTAAAGTCTGAGTATTCTAATATATCAGCTACTCGATACGTTAACGCTTCCGCTAAGCTTCTATAGATATATAAACTTCCTTCTAATATGTGACGAGTCGCAGTATTTGAATTTAACGCAGCTAATTTTTGAACACCCACTAAAGCATCAGGACTTGGCGTAGAACCATCCCTGGCTTCATTTAAGCCTGTTACAGAGCGAATCATGTCTAAGTAGTGGTTATAATTAGCTATGAGCATTTGTGTCTTAGAAGCTCCCGAATTGCTTGTAAGTTGTTGTATTGGTATCTTACCTTGATTATACTCCCCTTCTTGGGTGTAACTTCTACCTACAACACTACCGGTTTGAAAATACAATCTTAATGCGTCTGAAGGGTCGTAAGAAGCTCCTGTACCCAGGTCAACTTCATTAATACCATCTGCATCAATATAAACTCCATCAGGTACGGTTCTAGCAATTACCTGCTGTAACTTTAAATGAGTTATTTGTATTAAATCAGCAAAAGGAATCATTCGTCTTACTAAAGACTCAATAACTCCCTTGTACATTCTTGGCGCTACCGCCACATAATTAGGCAGTGCGTGTTGTGAAGAAGACTTAGGTCGCACCATATTCTTGGCAAGTTCCCATTTTAATATAATGTTTGTGCCCATAACCATGACACCATCATACCAAACATCTATTGTCTTTTCTATCTTTTCAAAGTTTCCTTCTTCCAACATTTCTGTTGGAGGATTAAAGTTATCATCCTTTTCAATCATCTTAGACCCACCGCCTTCAAGTATTCTTTTCTTATAAACCATCTTCTTGGTGGTTTTATAATTAAAATACATAAGGGTACAGGTATCACGATAAAAGATATCGTTCTCATAAAACTGGGCTACATTATAATAATCATACCAGCTCTGGCTGTACTTAGAGATTTCCTCTAAATCTTCACGAGAAAGATTAGGGTCAATCTTCATTAGTTCAGAAATAGGTAGTGTTTTAATTTCTCCCCAGTAAAAACAATCTTTAAAGTGAGGGTCTTCAGTATAACTGTATACAACGTTGGCTGGGTCTACATAAGATATTTGTACGCCCGAGCCAGGAAGGAACTCATGCTTAGCTACAGCCATACCTATAACTGTAGAATCATAGTCTAATTGTTTGCGGATGTCATTGTAATGATTTTCCGAAAACATAGTGTCAATAGCCTCCTCTTCAGCAATCTCAATCGCTGGCTTGTAGTTGAGGTTCATATATAATGATAATTCCTCATCCGAAGCCGGAAGCTCATCGGGGTCCATAATAAATGGGTCAACCCCTGTTTGTTCTTGAATGGTAGTTAAGATATCTTTAGCGGCCATTTGACCCTCAATCATATCCTGGTATTTACTACGCTTAGCCTGTGATAATGCATCTTGTGCATATGCCTTGACCTTAAACTCTCGGTCCTGCATTCCGTTAACAACAATATCAACGAACTTAGGTAAGATAGGAACTGGAGTCCAATCTAAGTTTAGATAAGACAAGTCTCCATCAATTGCTAATTCGTTTTTATATTTTGCTACAGACTGCTCACCACGAGCATATAATCTTAGTCTATGGAAATCACGCCATTGATTGTAGTATCTACATTGGTTTCCATCCTTCTTGAACCATTCATACTGAATTGCCTGTCCAATCTGCAAACCAAACTCGTAAGTAGCTTTCTCAGCATCCGAAACAAATTGGCTGGGAAAACTTGTAGATGCAATGTCTATTTTAACATCTCTCATCTATGTAATTAATTGACTTAAAGTTCCGTTATTTGTATACCTCGCAAAGTTAAGCTTTATTTTTGATTGTTTTTTTTCTGTTTGATATAAGTGCTTTTGATTTGCCATAATCGCAAGCCCAGAGCTAATAGTAGCATCGTACTTTGTTCTGTTGTTAATATCAAACTTCGCCCAATCCTCTAACGTTCTGGTAAACAGCATAGAACCCATCTCATCAGGGTCTCTAAACGTACCCGCAAAATCTAATCCTACATGCTTTTCAATATAAGATTCTATTGCCGCAGCATGAGCTTGCTTTACATCTTCCGAGCTGTTAGGTATGCCCCCCAACTCTTTTTCTGTCCTTGATAGTTTTGAATAATGTTTATCTGGTCTATTTAAACAAAAATGTCTGTACCCTCTGTTTTTAAAATGGTATAGTAACCTGGGTTTGTTATTCTCTATAAGAATAGGCATCCCATAAAACACACAGGCCATTAAAACTTCTTCAAAAAATATCTCAGCTGTCTGTGGGCGAGCCACATACTGTAGGAAAAACTCATTTGATGGAGCTTCCTCCATACTAAACTTTGTCATCCCGTGAAGCGCTCCATTAGAGCCTCCTCCTCCTACAGTTCCTGATATGTCATAAGAGTCACAACCAAATGCACCAATGTGCTCATTGGCTGGATAACGCTGTCCATTGCGCTCAATCTTTCTGTTCTGTAAATTTTTAGAGGGAACCCAGCTAATTAAAAACCTTCCCTTGTTGTCTGGACTAAAGATTACTTTTGAATCCTTAATACCATTCTCCCAATGAAAACTGCCTCTGCTTAAATGGTGTTCCATAATTAACGAATCATTATAATCTATCTGCTGGTATATTTTAGTTAGATTAAATAAAGAAGACTTACTCTCATCTCTAAATGCGTGTGATTCACTTCTTGGAAACTGTCTGTAAAATTCGTTAAGTGCATCAGCGTCAGACTTTAATGACTCTACTTCTGCTTCCCAATAGTCAATAGCTCCGTTTTTAATCCACTCGCCATCCACACCTTTAATACGCTCAGAGGGTTTTCTCATAACGGGCTGACCATAGATATCAATAAAACCTTCCATGTTTAGCTCCATAGGAATAAACAGACTATAGAGTCCGCTCTTAGTTTGTCCGTTAGAGTTACGCTTAGCTACGTTTGAATCCTCGTATAGCTTTTTAAAATTACTACCTCCCTTGTCTAGTGCGTTTGAGGTAGAACCCATTAAACACTTACCAATTATCTTGCTTCCTAAACGCAAACAAGTTTTAGTTACCCTCCAGTTATTTAAAATGTTATTTGGCTTTATCCATTTACCGCTCTCATCATGCACTAAAAGCAAAAGCTTTTCTCCATCATAAGAGTTGTCATCTGTATTCTTCCAGTCAATGGTGGTATCAAGACCCGCAAGCTCATTATCCATTGCCTCATACATATTCTTTTTTGTAATCCTAGAGGCTGGGATTCTAAAGGCAAGCTCTGTCTTGGGCTTGTCCATACCATCCTGAATAGGTTTAAAGAAGAAAGGAAGCCTTGTAGATATAGGGACTACCTTATCAGTAAACATTTTTTTGGAGTCTGCTCCAGTCTTTGATAGTATACCAACTCTCGCATCTTTTGCGAGTGTTCCTGTGTTTACGCACTCTGAAGAGCCCATAAAAGAAAATCCAGAGCGTCTTATCTTTAGGTATATCATTCCAAAACTTCTGTTGTCTGCTCGACAAGCCTCCCAAAATAAATAAAAGATTCTGTTGGCTTCTCTAAAGTCTGGATACCCCACGTCAATACTAGACCACTGTAAGTACATATAGTGTGCTCCTGTAATATAGGTCGGTGCTCCATTATTCATAAACCAATGCCCATCTTCTCTTCTATCAAATTCAGATTCAATGTAATCCACCCATCTGTTTTTAAACTCGGATGACATTTCATTCCATTGGAATATAGATTGTATTTTAGCCAAGGGCTGAGGAAGTTCTTGTCTTTCCCAATACTGCTCTTCCTTTTTAGATGAACGAGAGTCACAGGTTTTAGGAGCTAAGGGAAGACCAATATACAGGCCAGAGATATTTAAAATCTCTCCTACCTCACCAGTCTTAGATATGTTTACAAAGTCATACTTTTCATTATAACCATACTCCCAGGTTTTAGCCCTATTCTTTTTTGATAGCGCACCTTTAGGAATGTAGTCATTTATAACTTGATAAAGCCTACCTTGACCTTCGTTCTGCAAATCCTTGTTTAGTTTCAACTTTTGCGTTTGTATCGTTAGATGCATTTATATTTTCTTCCTCCTGGTCTATTTTGCTTAAAATATCAAAAGCATCAAATATAGCCAGCTTCTTGGTGGCCGCAGCGTTCTTCAATCTATCTGCCGCCAATTCATCTTCAGGGTCTGGCTTGATAATATCCTCTCTAGCCACTTTGATAAGCTGCTCAACAGCTTTTCTTCCTGCCAATATTATTTCTCTTTTTAAATCCTCTGACTTAATCATAGAGCTATTGTTATTTGATGGTCAAACATTCTGTAAAGTTTTTGTCCATCTACATTAAATTCATATTCACTATCAGGCTTGAAGCTAACCAGGTCACCTTCTTGTAAGCCGTAGCCTTTTAATTTGTCGTTTGTATATTTAAGCTTTCCCATAAGCGGTTCTTCACTCATAGGCTTATATACAAAAGATTCTACTGTTGGGATAGGCTCTACAAAACAATACCTGTCATGACAGTGCCATTGATTGTTTTTTTTATACATATAAAACTGCTCATTGTCTACAAAGAACAGGTCGTCCATAAAAAAACTTTTGCCGCTTTTTTGTCTGCCCCGCATATCATTGTAAAACTTAAAGACATTGTGATGAACCAAAAGAATATCTCCAGGCTCTATATCTCCTTGATAATTCAAGGGAGTAGACACAACAACAGCCTCTCTATTAGAAGCTAAGTGGTTTTCTTCAGAGGTACTTGTTAAAAAATCAACCCCTGCTATTTCTTTAGAGTTATTATAACGCTTACCGCTCAAAGGTTTTACTATAAAATAAAAAGGAGACCTCATGAACC